AATATTTTTTTAGTTAAATAGTTGCGAAAGCGAGACTAATGATTATATACTATGATGAACGACAAGGACATTGCCGAATACCATAAGTTAATTAACAAACTTAATAAAAAGAAAGAAGAAAAGACAATGAAATTATTTGTATATGGAAGTTTAAAAGAGGGCTACGCACTAGATTATGTTTTAAAGAGAAGTAAAAAAATTGGTAATTATATTACAGAAGCAAAAGGTTTTATGATGACAGGTTTTTGGTTTCCTTATGTGACAAGAAAAGAAAACTCTGAATATAAAATTAAAGGGGAACTTTATGAAGTTAATAAAGAAGATTTAAGAACTGCAAACAGAATAGAACTTGGTGCAGGTTATAAATTTGAAGAAATTGATAAAGGTGTATTTGGTTATATCTATCCTAAAAAGAAAGACATTAAATCTTTAAATGTAATTACTAATAGAAAAGAAAAATACTATGAGTGGCGACATACTAAAGATATGAAAGACCTGTAAACTATGGATTTAATTTTATTAAATGATGGTTTGTATCAGCTTGTTAAAGTAACAAAAGAAATGACAAAGGGTATAGAACTATTAAGTGAAGTAGATTGTTTTAATCTTTGTGATATATTGAGATTGCATTTATCAACTTATCACGAACCACCTTTTAATGCCTATTTAATGAATGATGGGACAGGAATTTTATATGGCTGTATTTGTAAGTAAATAGTCTCGCTTACGATATATTCTCACAAAGGAGAACAACATTAGAGACACTCTTGGAGGTAAAACACAAATGATAAATGAAAAAATGATACATACGACACCTGTGGGTACGGGTAATTATAATTACTTATTTACTCCTGACACACAGTTTGAAAAGCGAGGTAAGTTTTCGGTAAACCTTACTTTATCAGATAAAGACGCTGCACCTTTTATTAAGATATATGAGGAGACTTTAAAAGCTCGTCAAGAAAAGGAAAACAGCGATAAGCGTGCACCACACAATCAGTACAAAGCACTGAAAGAGGGTGGTGTTGAGTTTAAATTTAAACTTATCAATAAAGTAAAAAAGAAAGACGGAACTGACTTTGAACAAAGACCAAAGATTTTAAATTCAGATAAAACAGTTGCAGAACAACAACTTGTTTATAATGGAAGTAAAATGAAGATCGCCTTTCAAATGGTTTCTTGGGCAAATAACTTACAAGGAGTTGGAGTGACTTTACGAATGAAAGCAGTCCAATTAATTGAAGTTGTTTCTGAAAAACCTAACACTGAATCTGATGGAAAGTCATCTAACTATGATTATGGCTTTACTGAGGAGAAAGTTTCCAATGTACCTAGTGGGAAAAAGGAAGTACCCGTTTCGGAAGAAACAGCGGACTTCTAAGTATCGTAGTGGGCTTGAAGAAACTGTAATCAACGATCTAAATAACCGAAAGGTTAATTTTAAATACGAAAAGTATGTCATTGATTACTTCAAGCCCTCTACTAAACATAAGTACACTCCTGATATTGAATTGGAGAATGGAATACTAATTGAGATTAAAGGTTTCTTTAAACGAGAAGATAGAAAAAAACATTTATTGGTTAAAGAACAATTACCAAAACTAGATATTAGATTTGTCTTTGGTAATTCAAAAAACAAAATTTATAAAGGAAGTAAGACAAGTTATGCAGATTGGTGCAACAAACATGGATTTAAATTTGCTGACAAAATAATACCAAGTAATTGGATAACAACATAGGGAGGAACAATGTCTAAAGAAAAAAGAACTTACGACAATATAAAAGATCATGGTACAGATATGTCTTTTGAAAGTGAGGTAAAATTTACACCTAGAATATTTGATGATCGTGGAGATTTAGATTTAACAAAACAAATTGATAACAAAGATGAAAGAATAAAACTTTTAACTACAAAGCTAACAAACATGGTTGAAAAAAATCGTGCTTTGTATGCTCATGTTAGAAATCTTGAAGATATAAATGAAGCCCATAAAAAATTAAATGGTGTTCTTCAAAGACAGCTAGAAGAAGAAAAAGGCAAACTTAAAAGATTAATAGATGATCGTTTAAATTCTGCAAGAACAGTAGGTAGTAATGAGTAATGATTCAGAATTTATTAAACACCTACCTTGTACGACCTGCCCATCAAGTGATGGAATGGCTTTGTACTCTGACGGGCACACTCATTGTTTCGTCTGTAATACTACTAGCAATTCTAATGACACTAATACAGATAATAGGAATGTACCTAAAAATGTTTACTTTAGTGAGTTATTACAAGGTAAAGAAATTAGTTTGTCTAAGCGTAAACTTACTTTGGAAAGTTGTAAAAAGTGGGATTATAAAGTTGGAGAAGTTAATAAAGAACAAGTCCAAATAGCAACTTACTACAATAAAAAAAGACAACCTGTATTTCAAAAACTAAGATTTAAAAACAAAGAGTTTAAAACTTTAGGAAATATAAATGAAGCAACTCTTTATGGGCAAAACTTATGGAGTGGAAAAGGTAAGATTTTGTGCGTATGCGAGGGAGAAATAGATAGTATTAGTTTAAGTCAATTATTTAATCATAAGTATCCTGTTGTCGGTATTCCTAATGGAGTAAACGGAGCAGTTAAATCATTAAAAAAACAATTAGAATTTTTAGAAAACTATGAACAAGTAATATTTTTCTATGACCAAGATGATGCAGGTCAAGAGTGTGCTAAAAAATGTGCAGAACTTCTTACAGTAGGTAAAGCTAAGATTGCAAACTTTGAATTAAAAGATGTTAATGAAATGTTAGTTAATGGTTTAGGTTCAAATGTAATTAAAGCTATGTGGGAAGCAAAAACATATAGACCTGATGGCGTTGTTGCAGGAGAAGAACTTTGGGAAGTTATTAAAAAAGAAGATGAAAAGGCAACTGCATTTTATCCATACGAGGGATTAAATAGAAAACTATTTGGTATTAGAAAAAGAGAAATAGTTACTGTTTGTGGTGGCTCAGGAATTGGCAAGAGTTTAATGACAAAAGAAATTGCTTATCATTTAATTAAAGCAGGCAAAAGAGTTGGAATTATATCTCTTGAAGAAAGTTTAAAAAGAACTTGTGAGGGTATAATTGGATTACATTTAAATAAACCTATTCACATAGATAGAGAAAATGTAACAGAAACAGAATTAGAAACTGCTTACAAAGAAACAGTAGGTAATGGAAAAGTATTTCTTTATGATCATTGGGGATCAGTAGAAGAAAATACAATTATTAATAAGATAAAGTATTTTGCAAAAGCATTAGACATAGAATATTTATTTATAGATCATATATCTATTATTGTTAGTGGATTAGAAACTAATGATGAAAGAAAAACTATTGATTTGTTAATGACAAAGCTAAGAGCATTAACAGAACAATTAAATATTGGTGTAATAATTATCTCACACTTAAAAAGACCTGAGGGTAATAAAGATCATACTGATGGATTAAAAACTTCTTTAGGACAACTAAGAGGTTCGGGTTCAATAGGTCAGCTAACTGATATTTGTATTGGCTGTGAAAGATCAACTTCAGATACTAACGATTCTAAAAAAACAACTGTAAGAATTTTAAAGAATAGATTTGCAGGAATTACAGGAATTGGAACAACACTACAATACAATTCAGAAACAGGGAGATTAAAAGAATATGAAACAACCAATAATTTTTGATATAGAAACAGATGGATTTAATCCAACAAAGGTACATTGCTTAGTCTTGCAAAAAGACGGAGAAGAAATTTCGTTCATTGGACGAGATATACCGAAAGGTATTGATTTACTTGCTGACAACTTAGTCGTGGGACATAACGTGATTAAATACGACCTCCCAGTCTTAAAGCGTTTGTATGACTACTCTCATAGCCCTGAGTTAGTACACGATACTCTATGCCTTAGTCGTCTTATCTACCCTGACATAGCCAATAGCGTAGACTTTAAATTGTTGGCAAGTAATCGCATTGAAAAATCAGTAGTTGGTAGACACAGTTTAAAAGCGTGGGGTCAAAGATTAAATTTTCATAAAGGAGATTTTGCTGAGATATACGACTTTAAAAATTTTAATAAAGATATGCTTGAATATTGTATTCAAGATGTAAAACTAACTTCTCTACTTTATAAAAAACTTTTAGAAAAAGGATTTAGTAAAGAAAGTGTAGAACTAGAACACGAAGTAGCAAACATTCTTAAAGAACAAGAAGAAAAAGGATTTGGCTTTGATGTACCTAAAGCACAAGAATTACATTCAAAATTATTAGGTAGAACACACGATTTAAAATTACAATTAGAAAATAGATTTCCTGATTGGCAAGTTGATTTAGGAGAGTTTATTCCCAAAGTTAATAATAAAAAGTTTGGATATAAAAAAGGTGTTGCTATTAGAAAATCTAAAACAATGAAATTTAATCCATCAAGTCGTCAACAAATATCAAATAGACTTATGGAACTTAGAAATTGGAAACCTAAAAAGTTTTCTGAAACAGGTTTGCCAATAGTAGATGAAGAAACTTTAGGACATTTAGATTATCCTGAGGCAAGAGAACTTAATGAATACTTATTAATAGAAAAAAGATTAGGTATGTTAAGTGATGGTAAAAATGCTTGGTTAAAAGTTGTTAAAGATGGACGAATACATAGTAATTATATTACTAATATTACAACAGGTAGAATGAGTTGTCGTAGTCCTAACTTACAACAAGTACCTAGTATTAACTCTCCCTATGGAAAAGAATGCAGAGAATTATTTATACCAAGTAAAGGTTATGTAATGGTTGGAGCTGACGCTAGTGGAATTGAAGCAAGAAGTTTAGGACATTATATTTATAAATACACAGGTGGACAAGAGTATGTCGATTTAATTTTAAATGGAGACATACATACTTATAATCAAAAAAACTTAGGTTTAAAATCTAGAGCATTGGCGAAGACAATACTTTATGCAGTACTTTATGGAGCAAGCTCACGGAGAGTTATGGAAATACTTGATTGTTCTATGCACGAGGCTAAAGAAGTATTAGAAAAGTTTTATAAAGTATTACCTTTCTTACAAGAAATTAAAGAAGACATTTATCATAAAGTAGAAAGTAAAGGATACTTAGTTGCTATTGATAAAAGAATATTAACTATTAGATCACAACACTCAGCGTTAAATGCTTTAAATCAAAGTTGCTCTGCAATTATTATGAAGAAAGCATTAATTATTCTTTGGGATAAATTAAAAGATAAAGACGCATTTGTAGTAGCTAATATTCACGATGAATTTCAAATAGAATCAAAACCAGAAATAGCAGATGAAGTAGGAAAATTAGCGGTAGATAGTATAGTCGAAGCGGGAGAACACTTTAAATTAAGAGTACCCTTAGGAGCTGAATACCGTGTTGGTAAAAACTGGGCTGAAACCCACTAACGCCAAATGGAGAAAATGGGCTTCCAATGCTTTATGTAATCA